CATTAGAAGCTGTTGCTGTACTTAAAAGAGTAAATTGAGAAGCACCACTCACAGTACCACTAAACGCATAGGTATCTGCAAGGTTCATACTCTCTGCTTGTATTTTAGATAATGCCATTAGATACCAAATGCCTCCTTAATTTCATCTACTGTTAATCCTAAGTCTTGGAGTTTTTGTTTAGCAGATGCTTTCTTGTTTTCTTTATCAATGATTGCTTGGTCATAGTCTGCTTGTAACTGTGCTAATCCGTCAATACATTCTTGTTCTGTAGGTTTTGTTTTTGAACTATCGTGAATGATTAGGTTTGCGTAAACTTTTTCATTACCACCAAATCCAAACCATTGTCCTGTATGTAAAGATACTAAATAATCTTCTAAAGTTTCTGGTCGCATTTTACGTATCTCCTAATCTAATAAATGTCATAGTTGTTGTATTGTAGTCAGTCTGACCTCTAAAAGTTGCGTTAGTCGCTTGTGCATTTCCTCCAAATTTTACTTTGATATTTGCTGTTGATGTTACGTCTAATAAAATCATACAAAAGGAACTACTGTTGGGTGCACCCTCAGTATTATAATCTATTGAAGTAAATCCTCTAGCACCTCTACTATAAGTAGAGCCACCATCAGTAGAAACATCTAAATTACCATTTATGTATGCTTGTAGATTATCAACATATGCCACTGAAAAATTATACATAACTAACCAATAACCTGTACTTGGAAAAGTAAAAACACCACCGCTCTCTGTCATTCCTGTTCCAAAATAACCTCCACTATCAGTATCAATTCTTTCTAAATTTGTTGTAAAATAATCGTCACCTCCAGTAGCTGAAAAATTTGTATTTAATCTCCATTGGTCAGCTTCGGTAATACCCGCTGATATATTTCCACTAGCACCTAAATCAATAGATGTTCCATTAACAGTTACTGAAGAATTTTGTAACATAGAGTTAGTAACAGAACCGACTGCTGGAGTCACTGTTTGTACTGCCTTACCAATAAACACACAATACATAGAATCACTTCCTGTGATTGCTGAGGATAGTGTTAATGTTGTACCACTAGCAGTATAGGCGTAACTACTACCGGGTTCTTGTCTTACGTTATTGATAAACAGAGCAATTTCATTTTCATTTGCTACAGGGAAATCAAGCGTAAATGTATCAGTCGCACTTGTGGTAAAGTGCTGAACTGCAAATGACGTGTATGCCTCTGCTGGTATTGTACCTATATATGCCAATTAATTACTCCTTATGCTGAAATTGTGTCAATGTATGAAACCCAAACATCACATGATGCTGCTGTATCTGATTCTACTACTAGGTCGTCTCCTGATTGCATTACAATCTTAGAACCTGCGTCTACCAGTTCTACAGATGAATTTGTAGGGATTGGAATACCTTTTACAAGATAATAATTATCATCCCCTCCACCATCATTGTGTGTAATGTATACGTCAACCTGAATGGCTGAACCTGTAATATTAGCTAATCGGATACCTATAAGAGCATCATCTGAATCGGATGTAAGGATTGTCGCAGGTGATGTACCTACATTTAATCCTACTGCTTTTTCAAAATCCTGTGCCATTTATTCCCCCTTATATAATATATTCTACTGTCATATACTGTTTTGTCAAGTATTTTATAATGCTACGGCCATAGCGATTGCAAAGCCTTGTGTAGCCCCTGATGAAGGTAACTGAGATACGTTGATGTATTTTGTGGTTCCTGCATCATCAATTAATAGTTTATCTGTAGAATCTACAGTAATTCCTGTGCCGTCTGTAGCACCGTCTATCTGTACTGCTGAACCCGATACTTTATCGGCTGTTGTAATAGTGGCCAATTTAGTATCAGCAATTGCTGCTGAAGTGTTGATATCAGCATTAACAATACTATCAGATAAAGATAATTTAGAGTAAACAATACCTGCACTAGCGTTAACATCATCATTGACAATAACCCCTGAACCAATAGCGGCAACACCCGTATCAGCAATAGTAATATCGCCTGATACAACATTATCTATCCATTTGGATGTTCCTGTATCGTAGAATAATAATGCACCGTCAGCAGGTGTGGTAATATTTGTATCTGTTAATTCTGATAATTCGTTAGCAGTAGCTACTGAATCATCAACATATTGTTTAATAGACTCCGATGTTGCTAATGTAGTAGCAGAAGCTGTAGCAAATGTATCATCATCTAAAACAGCAGTACCTGAAACACCTGTGTTTAAAACAGGACTGGTTAAAGTTTTATTAGTTAAGGTATCAGAAGTATCTGTACCTACTAATGTGGTTGTTGCTGTGGGTAATGTTAATGTACCTGTATTAGTAATACTAGAAATAACAGGTGATGTTAAAGTTTTATTTGTAAGTGTTTGACTTCCAGTAAGGGTTGCTACTGTAGAGTCAATAGCCACAGTCAATGTATTTAATGAACCAGAGGTGTCAATACCTGTGCCACCTGCAACGGTTAATGTTTCACTGTCTAGGTCAATAGATAATGCTCCACCACTATCGCCTTGGAAATCTAAATCACTAGCTGTTACTTGTGCATCTACATAAGTCTTAATAGCTTTTGCTGAAGCTAAGGTATCATCACTAGCAGATACTGTTGATAAGTCTGTATCCAAAACACCTGATTTAAGATTATCAACTTCAATATTAGAAACTGTATTATTATCGACATCAATAGTTTTATTGGTTAATGTTTCAGTTCCTGCAAGAGTTGCAAAACTTCCGTCAGATAAAGCAGTATTAAATTCTGCTGTTGTACCTGTAAGAGTATTACTCGCTAGGTTAATTGTTTTATTAGTTAATGTTTCTGTACCTGCAAGAGTAGCAAAAGAACCATCGCTTAGTGCAGTATTAAATTCTGCTGTTGTACCAGTTAAAGTATTGTTAGTAAGATTAACTGTTTTATTGGTTAGGGTTTGTGAACCTGTCAATGTAGCTACGGTAGAATCAATAGCAAAAGTTACAGCATTACCACTACCACTTGTATCAATACCCGTACCACCTGTAAATGTCAAGGTCTCAGAATCTAAGTCAATGTTTAAAGCACCACCAGTGTCTGCAATAAAGTCTAAATCTTGAGCAGTAACTTGAGCATCAATGTATGTTTTGATGGCTTTAGCAGAAGCCAAAGTATCGTCACTAGCTGAAACAGAACTTAAATCTGTATCGACAGAAGTTACACCAGTAGAAGAACCAATAACTAAAGTATCAATATTAGCAGTACCATCAAGATATAAATCTTTAAACTCTAATGCACCTGTACCTAAGTCGATATCATTATCGGTGACGGGAACAATAGCACCATCCTGAAATCGAAACTGTTCTACAGGCGAACCACCTACTTCTACGAATACTCCAAATCTATTGTTAGATGTATCTGAAGCTATTTTGTTATTAGCATCTAAGTCAGCAATAAGGGGTACGTAACCACCTTCTGCTGTTGTTCCATCGTGGCTATGGCCAGTGGATGAGGCAAATGCTGATTCTAACTGATTGAACTCGTTATTAAAGTGTGTCGCTTCAATAACGGAACCGTCAGTAATATTAGCTGATTCCTGCCTTGTATATGTTGCTCCCATTTATCGTCTACCTCCTGGTATAAATTCTAATTCAAATCCTTTAAAGGATATTGGTAAGTTTGAAGAAAAGTCTTCTACACGTAATGCTACAGTAAATCCACTTCCTTCTACTGATTGTCGTACTAAGTTTGCACCTGATGAACCATACACGGCTGTTCCATAAGTAGATGCACTTAATCCATAAACTGCAATACCTGCACCTGTTGATAATGTGTAAGGGTCAGGCTGAGGTACATTAGGGCTATCAAAGTCATATCGAACTTTAAAGTTTGCACTAACATCACCTTCATTCTCATAGTTCCAAATAACTCTTTGCATACTCTTTCTAATACCGGGGTCTCCCATAGTCATGTCAGGAGTTCGATAGAAAGATTGTATGGTTGCTGAACTATCGGCTCTAGCAAATGTATTTCCTGATTCTTGTAAATAAATATAACCGTCATATCCACCTGATACAACTGTTTCTGTATCGCTAATAAAATCAGAATCTGCTGAAGAAACTTTTAAACCTACTAACTCTGCGTATTCAAAACCTGGACTACCTGTTTGTATATTTGTTTTAATAGTACAGATTAAACCTTTTGCAGAATTTTGAGATTGGTCAACACTGGTAGGGTAGAATAATCTATATTGAGATTTATTTCTAATCACAAGTGAATTAATATTGTGGGTTGTAATGTCTTCAATAATATCCTGTACTTGTTTAGAAATAGTTCCCAACTCAACGTCACCAATTCTATCTGTACCTGCGATTGTTCTTAATCCGTCAGGTCCTAGGAAAATAACATCACCACCAAATTCTTGAATACTTCTTCCGTCAATACATCCAATCTTTCTTGTAACAGGTTGTAATGCAAAGTCTGCAGAAGAACTGCCTACTAATTTAAATATCTCATCATTACAGAAAATAAATAAATTATCACGGAAAACTTTAAGGCCTGTAACAGGAGAATCTACTTTAATCTCACCACCACCATTGGCCACAGTAAAATCATTAGTAGAAAAAGAAGCCATAAACTTAACAGATTGTTTATTACTTGCATCACCTGAAAAGAATATATGATTCTTAAATATTTCTACAAACTTAAAGTTAGCACTTCCTGAAGCATTAACATTTGTTACTGAATAGCTAGTGTCGACAACTCGGGGTGTTGATGTGCCAGAACAAATAACAATGTTATCAGTGCCGCTAAAATTGAATTTCCTAAATTCATAGTTTTGCGTTGGTGTTCCTAATCCTGTAATAAGAGAAGTCCAACTACCTGAACCACTAGATGCATAATGTATACTACCCCCTCTACCTGCTAATACA